CTCTCAAGCCGATCCGCTTCGGATCATATGCAGCTAAGAGTTTGAATGGGTTTCCCACCATCCCCAGAGAAGGCGAAGCGCATTGACCAGATCCGCGCCAGGGTTCGCCTGCTCGGCTACCCGGAGCGCAACGAGGTAAAGATCTGGGCCGCAGACTATGACATCGTTCCGCGCACCATGCGGGCCCACCTCTCCCAGCTGCGCAGAGAGGGCGTCGAGCGAAACGCCCCAAAGGAGCCGCCGAGAGAAGTCACCGGCGAGCGGATCGATATGCTCGCCGAGCGCCGCGCCCTGCTGGCCACCGTCCGCGAAGCCCGAGGCCGCACCGCAAACGGCCTGGCGATCGTGTCGCTGGTCAAGGAGGAAAAGAGCCTGCTCCAGGAGATTTTCGACGCCGAGGAAGCGGCCCGCGCAGAGGATGAGCAGTCCCGCGACTGGGATGCCAGGCTCGAGGACCTGCGGCGAGACCTGACAGCGCTGCCGGTCGCAGCCCGACGCCAGATCCGCGACATCGTGATCGAGGTGTGCGGTGGGTAGATCCGGCCGGCTGGTTGGCCCGCTGGTCGAGTGGGTGGAGGACAACCCGATCGATTTCGTGGACTGGCTGCCGGGCCAGCAGGCCTTCAACGAGTGCCCAGCCCGCATGAAGCTGCTTCGGGCTGGCAACCAAGCCCAGGGGAAAACGTGGGCGGGCATCAGGGAGACCTGGTGGCGAGCTCGTGGGATCCACCCCTACCGAAAGCTCCAGCCCCGATCGCGCACCGGCTGGATCGTCTCGGGCTCCGGCCCCCCGAGCCGCAAACTCCAGGAAAAACTCTGGAACCTCATCCCCCGCCGCTTCATCCACCCGCACACCACGTTCGACCCGCTCAAAGGCGCCTTCTACGGCCACGAGCCGATGGTCAAGATCCGCTCGATTCACGGTGGCTGGAGCACCTACCACTTCAAATGGACCACCCAGCGCGGGCTGTCCCTGGCTGGCGCGACCGTCGATGACATCTGGTTCGATGAGCCCCCCATGCGCCAGCGTGCCTTCACCGAGGCCGAGCGCCGCACGACCAGGACCGGCGGGGACATCTACATGACCCTGACCCCCGTCAATGCTCCCGTCGAGTACCTGCGGAAGATGTGCGAGTCGGGCGTGATCACTGACCACCACTACCCGCTCAGGCCCGAGTACCTGATCCCCGCCGGGCTGACAGAGCCGCTCTACACCGATGCCGGCGTGTGCATGGACCAGGACTGGATCGACGCCCAGCGAAAGATCGTCGCCTCCTACGAGGCGCCCGTGGTGCTTGACGGGGAGTGGGAGTTCCGCATGGAGGGCAACGCCTTCGAGGCGTTCGATCCGCACGTGCACGTCGTCGAGCACCTGGCCGCCAGCCGCCACATGCCGGCGACAGAGGTACAGCTGCTCTTCGGCATCGACTACGGTGACGACGCCTTCCGGCTCTGCGCCTGCCTGGTGGCAGTGGACGACTCCCGCGAGCACCCGCGCATCCTGATCCTGGACGAGTACGTGGCCCAAGGGCCTACCCTGATGGACGAGGACGCGATCCGCATCCTGGAGATGCTCGAACGAAACAAGCTCAAATGGCGCCATCTCGACCACGCCCACGGCGACAAGCGCTACACCGGCGCGGCAGGGCTCAAGGACCTCACGACGAAGTCCAACCGCGAGTTGGCCACCGAGATCGCCGCCCTGATCCGTGTCCCACGCAACCGGCTGAGCCCGCCAGTCCAGAGCGCCAAGCGTGGCCGGGGTGCTGGCCGCGGGTCCGTGCATGCCGGCGTGCGCTTCCTGCACGAGGCCATGGTCCGGGCCGGGTGCTTCTACATCGACTCCAGATGCACGGTCACGATCGAGGCCCTGGGCAAGTGGGCCTGGGGCGAAAAGTACAAAGACCCGATCGACGCGCTAAGGTATGCTTGCAAACCGCTGATCCTGCCCAAGATCGGCGGCGACTTCGAGACGCATCAGATCCACATCCGCAGGAGATGAGCATGTCCCTCCCAACCGACCCAGTCTCAGGCCTGTCGTGGCTGCGCGAGTCCGACCGATCACGAGCCGAGCACAGCGCCCTTCGGGACCGGATGCTCAGCGGGCTGTACTGGGACGACCTGGAGAAGGCGCTGACGACCCATCTGCCCGCCCTGCGCCGCCAAGCATGGGGCCCGATGGACATGACGAGCAACGTCTTCAGGTCCATCAGCGGCGAGATCGGCCCGGTGCCCTATGACAGTGAGCCGCACCTGGACGGCCCTGACGGATCGGAGCAGCTGATCACCAGATCGCAGGGTGGGATCCTCACAGACTGCGGCTACTGGCCGCTGATGCAGTCCACCGGCGAGCAGATCGTAGGGCTCCGCGAGGTGGTCATGCGCCTCGAGCACAGCACCCACGGAGGGCTGTCGGCGGACCCCGTGCCACCCCACCGGGTGGAGGTCGACGTCCTGGCCAGCGCCCCGCGCCGCCCGGTCAGGATGGCCGTCGCGGACAACCGCGACCGGCCCGACAAGGATGCCGAGCAGGAATGGACCTGGGAGCAGTGGGACATCAGCGACCCCATGGCCCCCAGCTACAAGATCCTGTCCGCCGACCGCATGCACGACCTCACCGAGCGCTACGCCACCGTGGACGGCAAGGCGGCGACTTCGACGATGCTCTCCGGCGAAAACTGGCCCGACCGCTGGCGCTGGCACCAGGGAGACCGCAAGGGCCGCCCCTTCATCCCCTGCAGCTCCTACCACGCGCTGACAAAAGCGAGCTACTGGGATGCCTGGTACGGGATCGAGGCCGTAGCCGGCAGCTTGACCATGGGCGTCCTGAACACCTTCTGGATCCACTGCGTGCGCGATGGCTCCGTGGCCACGATGATCCTCATCGGCGGCGTCCCTGCTGGCATCCAGATCGAGAACGCCGACGGCACCCCGCTGGCATGGGTGGCAATCGAGCCCGGGGCCTTCAACATGGTCCAGCCGATGGTCGGCTACGAGGGGACCGTCAGCGCCCAGCGCATGGCCGCCAGCGCGGACCCGCTGATGCTGATCCAGGCGATCCAGCGCTTCGAACAGCGCGTGGCGCTCTACGCCGGGGTCAGCGCCGCCGACCTGATCCGCGAGTCCGGCGACCCCCGCAGCGGCTACGCCCTGAGCGTGAGCAACGAAGGCAAGCGGGCCAGCGCGGCCCGGCTGATCCCGCAGCTGCGACGCGGCGACCTGGATAGCGTCGAGCTGGCCGCAGCGATCGTCAACGGCGCCACGGGATCGGCGCTGCCAGAGACCGGCTACAGCATCGGCTATCAGGGCGTGCCCCTGTCGGCCGGCGAGCTCAAGGCCCGCGCCGAGTACGTGCGTGAGATGCTGGCCCTCGGGCTGATCACCAGGGCCGATGCCGTGCTCCAGTTCCACCCCGAGTTCACCCAGGCGCAGATCGTCAAGTACCTGGCCACCGCAGACGCAGAGCGTTCGCTCCGCGCATCCATCACCTGACAGGAGGACAGAAACCCATGGCACTACCCATCCCGAGCGTGACCTTCACCAAGGTCGCCGACGTCGGCGAGGTCATCACGAAGGACCAGTACACCCAGACGATCAACGAGATCCAGCGGCTTCACAAGGCCGCGCTCACCGACGTCAGCACCGCGAAGGGCACCGAGATCACCGCCCTCGAGACCGCCCTGGCCGAGTCCAAGAAGGCCGCCGGGAAGCTGCCCGAGCTCCAGCAGCAGCTCGAGGCGTCCAAGGGCGCCCACGAGCTCTACAAGGTCAACGTCGGCCAGATGGGGATCACCAGCCCCGAGGACGCGGGCGACATGCACGCGATCTACAAGAGCCGCACAGCCGGCCAGGACAAGCCGCCGACCTACGCCGAGTGGGTGACGGCTGGCATCGCGGCCCCCGACACCACCCCCGCCACGGTGCGCGGGCTGTTCGAGGCAGCGGCGGCCCGAGCTGGTGACGGTGGCGCAGGCGACGGTGGCGCAGGCGACGGTGGTGCTGGTGGTAGCGGGCCCCTTCCTGCTGGTGGCGTCGGCGGGCGAGTGGTCAACACTGCCGGCGGCCGCGGGGCTGCTGGCGGTGGCGGGCAGGCCGGAGCCGGCGCGACCGCAAAGGATCTCGCTACAGCGCGGGCTTCCGGCATGACCGCGACGGAGTTCTACAACACTCGATACCGCCCCGCCCACGGGATGCAGCCGATCAAGCCGGTTGACACCGGCGGCGGAGACAAGTAGCTTCAGGACGTTCTTTCCATCACCGCTGAACGGATCCGGGGTTGGCGCTCCCAACCGGCGGGCCTTCGGGCCCCCCGACAACGCACAGGGATCCTGACGCGAGACTCACCCTCTCAGCATCAGGAGCTCAGCTATGGCTGGCACCCTCACCGCCCCGATCCGTCAATCCGGCATGGACACTGACGGCCTCCTGCTCGACATCACCCTCGCCGAGCAGATGGCCGCCGAGAAGCTCACCGAGCGCTACGACATCTACGACTCGGGCATGATCGCCTATGCTGGCGACGTCGCCGGCTCCATGAGCGACACCCTGCGCTTCCTCTTCGCGAATGTCGGCTGGCACCTCAGCATGGACGCCACCGCGAACGAGACCACGGCCCTGGTTCCCAGCGACATCGACGACGACTACGCCGACGTGGCGGTGGCCCGCCGCGGCCTGGCGCTGAGCTTCTCCCAGTTCGCCCAGATCGTGGACGGCGGCCGAATCCTGGTGGACCCGATGCGCCTGGCTACCAGCCTGGTCGCCAGCTTCCGCCGCGGCCGCATGGGCCAGCTCATCACCACCGGTCAGGGCTTCGCCACCACCGCCGTGGACGGCACCGCCTACAACGACGTGGACGACCTGTTCACGATCATGGACTACGCCGCCGCCGCGGGCGCCACCGCCGACATGCCGATCGCCATGCTGATGCGCAACGTTGGGCAGTGGAACCGCATCCGCGACAGCCTGCGCTCCGAGGTCGGCCCAATGGGCTACCGCGACGACATCCAGGGCGCCTTCGACTTCCGCCCCACCGGCTTCACCGCCCAGCTGCTCAGCTCGATCTACGTGTTCAGCACCCAGCGGATCACCGCCGCGGCTGGCAAGTACACCGGCTTCGCATGGCTGCCCGGCTCCATCCGCTACGCCACCGGCTCTCCCTCTGCGGTCCTGGCAAACGCCATCCTCCGCAGCGCGGGCGTGCCCATGGTCGTCAGCTGGGAAGAGGTGCCCGCCGAGGCCACGAACAAGCTTTTCGGCAACGCCTACGACGGATCGGCCATCGTGGAAGAGAACGGATGGCTCTTCAAGGGCCTCGAGTAGACCGACGCTTCGGGTGGGTCCGGGGGACGGTCTCGGCTGTCCTCCGGACCCCTCCCAGACCCACCCACTCGACAGGAGGACAGACACATGGCCAGGAAGATGAACAGGAGCGCGACCCCCGACACCCCCCAGGGCGCCGACATGGCTGGCGGCACCGAGCCCGAGCGCAAGCGCACCACCCCGATCGCCGCTGGTGGGAAGGCTCCGCAGCACGACCCGGGGCGCCGGTGGCCCTTCAAGCTGGTATTCAGCCGCAACTACGAGATCGTGACCGTGCCCGACCTGGGCCCCGTCCTGATCCCCGACTTCGAGCAGCTCAAGGATCAGCCCGGCTGCAACAACGTGAAGCAGAGGAAGAAGGGCCCGCCCGACTCCCGCCTGCGTGACGGCAAGCTCGTCGAGCAACAGCGCGTAGTCATCCCCTCGACCGAGTACATGGAAGAGATCGAGGTGAAGGACGACGAGGGCAACGTCGACGTCTACCACTACCGCCACACCGAGCGCGTCGTGTCGTACCCCTCCGGGCGCGTCCAGGTCAGCTTCGACCACGCCAAGCACGCCCTGTGGTGCTGCGAGCTGTACCGCCGCCGCATGGTGCAGCCCCCCTACGACTACGAGATCGAGGACATCCGCCACAACCTCGAACAGCTGCTCGAGCGGGCCCGCTCCCACCCCATGGACAACGCCAGCGACAAAACCCGCTGGACCACCAAGGGAAAGCGCCTGCAAAGCCTGCTCGACACCCTCGACGCCGCCGCAGCCAACGCGGCCACCCTGTACGCCGGCCCCAAGGATCTCGAGGTGTCGGCATGAGCGGCGAGACCCGAGAGGGCCGCGCCATCATCGATCGCGTTGTCGAGCGCTGCGTGCGTGGTGGCATGCCCGAGGGTGCAGCCCGCAAGCGCGCCACCGAAACCCGTCGCCGCCTCGAGGGCGACGCCAACGCTCAGAAGCGCCCCCAGCCCCCACCCCGAGACGAGTAGCCCGTGAGCACCGCCACCGACATCACCCCGCGCATCGCTACCGCCAGGTACCTGGTGCGCGCGGCTGATCAGACGGTGAGCCTGGAGCTGTACTACCGAGGCGCGGCCGTGGAGCCCGCCAGCGGAACCTACACGCTCTTCGAGGCTGGCGAGGACGAGGACAGCCTGGTAACGGGAGCCATCACCCCCGGCGATAGCAGCACCTACGACGTGGCCGCCGGGGACACCCCCAGCACGCTCGGCTACGGCCGCGGCTACCGAGAAGAGTGGGATCTCACATTCGCCGATGGTTCCACCCGCAAGATCCAGCGGCCCGTCGCCCTGGTGCGTCACGAGCTCTACCCGGTGGTGGTCGACGCCGACCTGGTGGGCCTGTACTCCGACATCGAATACCACCTGGCCGAGGACCAAACGAGCTTCTGGCCGAAGATTGACGAGGCCTGGAAGCGCATCCAGGGCCGGCTCGAGGCTCAGAACAGGTGGGCCGAAACCATCTGGACTCCGGAGGCGCTCCGGGAGATGCACCTCGAGCTCGCCGTCGCCCTGCAGTCTGCGGATTTCAGCAAGCGCGCTGACGACGTGTGGGGCGAGCGGTACGGGCGCCACAAGAAGGAGTTCGAGCTCGGCTGGCGGCGCTTGGGCTTCGTGGTCGACACGAACCAGGACGGCATCCCCGACAGCGACGCCCGTGTGGCCGCAGCCCAGGGCACCATCATGTCGGGCTACACCCCCTACACCCGCTACAACTTCGGCGGGCTGGGGGGCTACTGATGATCGATACCTTCGAAGGCGTCCGCCAGCATGTCCGGGACATCGTCCTGGGCAGGGACGGCTACCGCGAGAGCACCACCACCTATGGCCGCTTCGGGCTCGCCGACAGCGACTCGCTCAAGCACAAGGGCTTCGCGGTGGGCTACCTCGAGGGCAGCATCCAGGGCCAATCCTCACCGGGCCGCGGCAACCGTGGCCTGACCCCGGTGGAGGGATCCGTAGGCGTCCGCTTCGCCTGGGAGCTGTCCGCCAAGGGCGAGCAGCGCAGCTACGACGCGGGGCTGGAAGAGGCCCGCCTACTCGCCGCCGCCATCGTCGCCCAGGGCCGAACCCAGGGCGTCCACCTGCTCATCGACCGCTACGACTTCGCCACGACCACCGGCTGGTTCACGGGGACCATCACCCTGCAAGTCCGCCACAACATCGACCTCACCATCTGACCCACGGAGGGACGCGCAATGCCCACCCCAGCGACCCTGGCCTTCCAAGTTCTCGCCAATTTCCGCCGCCGGATGATCAAGTCCTACGGCTTCCTGTTCTCGAGCTTCGAGAACGAGCAGGACGCCCGCACCGCCGGCCAGGGGGTCTACGTCTCCAGTGGACCAGGCGCCCCCACCGTCGACATCGGCACCAACGTCCGCGGCGTCTACTACCGCGAGGACGCTCCCACGGTGGACACGCTGATCTATGTCACCGTGGACGGCCCGACGTGGACACCGTTCTCCCCGGCTGGACTCGACTGGTACACCGGCACCATCACCGCCCCCGCAGCCGATGATCCTGTCGGTGTCCATGCGGCCAACGGCGACGACGTGCAGGCCTGGCCCGGAGCCTTCACCAGCCCGGTCGTCCCCCGCAACGTGACGATCACCTTCGAGGCTGCATGGGCCGGCGGAAACGTGACCGTTGTCGGCACCGACCACTTCGACGCAGCGCTGACCGAGACGCTTGTCGCCAGCGCTGGCGCCCGCGTGGACGGCGTCAAGGTATTCAAGACCGTAACCGGGATCTCGCATGCAGCGGCGGGGCCTGGTGGGCTCAACCATGACGCCACGGCGGGGTGGGGCCACAAGCTCGGCGTTGCACAGACCCTCGCCGCCGCCCTCGGGATTCTGTCCGTGGACGGTGTCACCGAGAGCGCGGAGTGGGACACCACTTACGACGCCTTCACCCCCACCAACGTCCCAGATGGCGCCAGGGATTTCACCTGGGCCGTACCCACCTGATCGATCACGATCGACTGACAGGAGACTATCATGGCCTACGCCTCTGCCCGCTTCCTCACCCGCATCGAGGGTGGCTTCTCCGACGAGATCGGCGCTGGTGGCGCCCCCGCCGGAGCCGACCCCGACAGCATCGGCTACACCCGCAGCACGGGCGCCCGGATCCTCTGCACCGACACCGGCGACATCTACACCTACGACGGCGCCAACTGGGATCAGCAGCTCAACGAGAACAGCACCTTCCAGGATGCTGCCGACGCGCTCGACTCCGTCACCGACGAGATCGGCGCCGCGATCGCCCAGGGCGATGCCGTCGTGCACGCGCTGTACGCCACCGGCGTGAACGTCAACTTCCCCGGCGCGTTCAACGCGATCGACGTGCCCCGCAACATCAAGATCGTCTGCGACAACCTGTACGATGGCGGCGACATCACCATCGACGGAACCGACATCGACGACAACGTGATCCAGGAGATCCTCACGCCCCTTGGGGGCGGTGGAACCACCCTCGGCACCAAGGTCTTCAAGACCGTCACCGCGGCCACCCAGGCCGCTCTCGGCGCTGGTGGTGTGTCCGCCAGCATCGGCACCGGCAACAAGTTGGGCCTCTCCAAGGCACCCACCGCCATCAACGGCGTGCTCGCCGTGGACGGCATCAACGAGGTCGGCACCTGGGACGACGCCGCCGACAGCTGGGGCGTCACCCCCACGAACATCCCCAACGGCGCGCGGCTCTACGTGGCCACCTACGAGACGCTCGGCGCCACGACCGTCGTGACCGCCACCCCGTAGCCGTAGCCGGCACCTCGAGCCCCGGAGCCGTTCTGGTTCCGGGGCTCCCGAGGCCGGATACAGGCCCAACCCAACCGCCACCCCGAACAGAGGCCCACCATGGCAGTCACCACCGAAACCTCCGCCCTGCTGCTGATCCGCGCCTTGGCCACGATCAAGGCCGCAGATCCCGCCAACCCCGATCCCGTCAACCTCGAGATCGAGAACGTCTCGGGCGGC